CCCAGCAGCGGATGCTGTTTCGTCTAAAATCTGTGCGTTCCTTTCCGCTGCTAACGCTGTTTGTATTTTGTCTTGGTTGATCTCCAGATACTTGTTAAAAGCATGCTCCATGATTTTCCTGAATTGGCACATGGTGTGGTGATTAACGGTTAAAACTTGGTTTGTGGGAAAGGCTGAGTCCAATTGGGGGGCTGTAAAGACTGAGTGAAACAAGGCTTCAAACTTCGAATCAGCCTCTTGATCATCAATATCGAACCAATAATCACCCACAAAGTAGGAAAAGAAGTCATAGAGTGATAGTCCTGCTAAAGGCTTACCTGCTCGAATCTTTTTTTCAGCATATGCAAGACAGAGGGTTGATTGGGACATGTAGTCGTAGACTTCGGATGTGCCGAGACCTGCATAGTTTTCACATGGTTTGATTTTCACCTGTCGCATGATTGAATAACTCCAAGTTCGGTTTGCTTGCCTTAAAGTTTATAAATACGAACAAAGAGGTGTCAAGGTGGGAGTTTGTAAATATGAATTATTGAGGTAAAGAGACTAAAAAAACCTGCCTATTGGCAGGTTTTAATCTGAAATTTAACTTGTATGTGGATTAAATAGCTATCTGAGGACGGAATACCAGAATATACGTCCAATAATTCTAATAACCTCAGCCTGTTCAACAGTATATGTTTCGTCTGGATACTCTGTAGAGTTGTAACTGCGAAGGCGGATCCCACCACCTGGGAGGCGATATAAGAGTTTAATACGCAATAGACCATCATGGTTTATCGCGTACATGTCGCCATCGACAACAGCCGTTTCAGCAGTGCTTACACCAACAACGGAACCATTGGGTAATACAGGTTCCATGCTATTTCCTGCTACCTTAACGCATGCGGCGTTTTCAGGAACAACCCCTGCTTTCCTCAATGTTGACTTGGCAAAACGAAGTTTAGGTCCCCGTCTTTCAAACATATCAGACATGCCCGAACCAGCGGCAAGTTGAACATCAATAAAAAAGGGCAGTTCAATTTCATCATCACCCAAATCAGTGTGTTCATCCCATGTATCAAACCCGCCAAGCATTGTCGCATTAGATTCGATTTTTCTTGTTTCACTTTTACCTGAAACAAGCCACGAGGGATCTACCTCTAGAAGTGCTGCGAGGTTTAAAAGATTTTGCCCATTAGGCTTCGACGTTCCGTTGATCCACATACTTACCGTCGATTTGGAAACCTTAACGGTATTAACGATATCAATCGATTTCAGTCGAAGTTCAGACATTCGCTGTCTGATGCGTTCGGTTATATCAGTACTCATGTTCGTATTATTGAACAAATCAAGTTCGGATATATTGATCTGTTTTGTTCTATTTACTAGACTGAAATCCATAATTACGAACCTTCGGAGTTATGAATGCATATCACTGCCGTACTTAGGGTGTTCAAGACCAAATCGAATTTTGCGCGGTGTATGGGGGTCAGCAAGGCAACCGTCAGCAGTTGGGGTGACACGATTCCACCGTTGAGATCTCTACAAGTAGAGAAAATCACTAAAGGGGTTCTTACGTCAGATTTTCGGTTCGAAGATCTCATTCGAGGCGATATGTCCATCTTAGAAAAGCAATGGAGTACTGCCAATGATTCAAAACAAACATCGCTTGATGACACTTCAAAAGCACATTAGTCGGTGGCTACAGCGTAATGGAATGAGCCAGTCTGTCGTCGCACAGGAGATTGTTGAGAATTTCAGGGCGTTAGATCTGGATAAAGCACTTCAGGTTGAAGATATCTTTTTCATGGATACCGGTGACGTCTTCACTGATGTCGCTACAAATCGACAAAAGATCTTCCGTTGGCTGGGCTTTATGGACAACGGAGCCAAACGAAGTCCAAGCCGCCTTTTCTTTGTCGAGCAGGCAATCGTTGCTGCTATGCCACCCGATATCCGGGCTTCCTACCTTAACGAAATCTACGGCGACTGCGGGGTGTTCTTTGGTGCTGAAGCTATCGCCACTGAATTCTGCCGACTGGATCCGTCGAAGATGACGGAGTCGATGATCAAAGAAGGCTCAGAAGCTCAAATCGCACTGCTTCAACTGGGGGAGAGCCCTAACCATGAAAAGGTCCGGGAAGCGATTCAGGAACTGCGTGAATCCATTGCTACGAACCTTAGCGCGCTTCGTCTGATTGACGAGAAGTATGGGAGGTGAGGTATGAGTATCATCCGAGTCAAACGCCCCAACCATTTCAGCATAATCAGTAACGCCGTTTTTGCTGATAACCAGCTTTCTTTCCAGGCCATGGGCTTGCTGTCGTACCTCCTGTCGAAACCTGATGACTGGACGGTGAGTGTGGAACACCTAGTTAAGGTTACAGAGGGGACATCCAAGAAAACCGGACGGGAAGGGCTCTACAACATTCTGAAGGAGCTCAAGCATGCGGGGTTTGTTCATGTTCAAAAGCATGCCAGTGGCAAGGTGACTTACACGGTGCATGATGAGCCTCATCCGGATAAGCCTGATAAGGAAAACCCCGATGAGGGAAAGCCTGATACGGTTGACCCTGATGAGGCTAAGCCTAATCAGGCTGAGCCGACACTACTAAATACTGAATATAAACAAACACTGAACAGGACCAATAAAACGTGCGCGCAAAGCGCCGACAACCCCGCCGCTTTCCACCTGCTGTCAAAAAGCGGGGAGTACTTCCCCGTTACCGAAGACTACCTTTCAGAGCTGACCAACGCTTTCCCCCAGGTGAATGTCAGGGCAGAGCTTGCCAAAGCTGCCCAATGGCTCATTGCCAACCCACCGAGACGGAAAACCCTGAGAGGCATGAGGCGCTTTGTCAGTAACTGGCTATCCAGGTCTGAGCGTTTTGCATCTTCGTCGCAGCCTGCGATGAACCGCCAGGAAGCACTGGAAGCGCGTAACGCCCAGGTGGTTTCGGAATGGCTCCAGGAAAAGTTCGGCAACGTTTATAACCAGGCATCATGAGGCAGGGATATGCGTGAATCCGATGCGGACCAGTTTGCGACGCGATTAACCGAAGTGCTGGCAATCTACCAGCGCAGCATTTCGAAAGGGGTGATCGGTACATGGTGGAGAGCGCTGAAGCACTTTGATTTTTCGGCAGTGGACGAGGCGTTGGACAAGCATGTTCAGAACCCGGATGAAGGGCAGTACGCCCCAAAGCCTGCGGACATCATCAAGCTGCTCGGTGGTACCAGCAAAGACAGGGCGTTGATTGCCTGGCTGACGTTCAAACCGCGATAGGCACTGTGGGTGGCTACAACTCCGTGGTGTTTCCGGACCCGTTAATCCATGCCGTGGTCACTGACATGGGTGGCTGGTCAAAGCTCTGCCAGACCGAAGAACCCGAAATGCCTTCAGGGGAAACGAATTCCAGAACCGGTACCGGGCATACCTGTTCAACCCGCCAAGCTCTTACCCGCAAAAGCTGATTGGTCTGTCCGAGACGACAAACTCTGCGGGTGGGAAGGATGTTGACCCGCCTGTTCCGTTTGGTGACAAGAACCAGTGCCGGGTGACCTTCGCCAACGGCAGGAAACCTACCTTGTCCAAGGGACCCGCATTACTCCAACCGAAAGAAGGGGGAGAGCATGTTTAAATCTGACTTATCGAAGGATGATCTTGAATACCTGGCGATGCGGAAGGAGCTGGAGACTCAGGCAGCGAGAGCATTTGTCCGGCAGGTGGTGATCGTTAACTACCGGAGCTACACGCCTTTGCGGGAGCAGATGATTATCCGAAAGCTCAGCGACACCTTTGGGCTGGAAGAAGAAACCATCAGGTTGCGCTGGTACAAGACCGGGATACCTGACTTTTTCCTTGAGGATGTCCTGACGTACTGCCGGATCAACGGGGTGAAGTTGTGGCGGCATTCGTTCAGGCCACCGGATGAGATCGTGGTGATGTGCCTGGAGCGAAAGCACGCTAATCGCACCGCCCTGGCTAAATCGAAGGAGGCCGCATGATGGCGCTGTTGGAGTGGTACGCAATAGCCTGCTTGGTTTCTTGGACCATTTGGTTTGGAGCGATTGCGATACGGGAAAGCCGGGATGACCGTGAACGGTAACCTGCTATCCCCGGATGAGGTACTGGAGCCAATCATTGTGGCTCGAGCTAACCGAAGGAACACGGATGAGGGAGACACGGTTATGAATAACATCGTCACACTGAACCATGATGGTTGTCCGGTTACTAATTCGTTAGCGATTGCTGAGGGAGTCGACCGTCCTCACAAGAACGTTGTTGAACTAATTCGCGTAAATATCTGTGATTTCGAGTCTTTTGGAAGGGTCGCGTTTGAAACGCGACCCTTTGAGAGTGCTGGAGGCATCCAACATAAAGAAGTCGCGATTCTGAATGAGCACCAAGCAACCTTGTTGATCACCTTTATGCGCAACATTGGTGTGGTGAAGGAATTTAAAAAACGTCTGGTGAAAGCATTCTTTGAAATGAGGGACGAACTTAATAAGCGACAAATTCCTCCTACGGAAAAATTGTCACGGATGGAGATCCTTCAACTGGCAATGCAGTCTGAGGAAGAACGCCTGCGTCTGGAACAGGAAAAGGCTCTACTGGAAACCCGTATCGAGCAGGATGCTCCCAGGGTGGAATTTGCCAAGCAAGTGGAAGTCGCACCGGATGCCATCAGTGTGGCGGAGGCAGCAAAGATTCTTGGGACGGGCAGGAAGCGCCTCTTTGCTTTCCTTCGCCGGGAAGGGTGGGTGACGCGCCTCAATGAGCCTTACCAGGCCAAGATAGAAGCCGGGTACATGGACGTGAAGCTTGCCAAGTGGCGGGATGCGGACAACGGGTTGCGGCAGTCTGTTACGGCACTGGTAACAGGTAAAGGGCTGGCTAAGCTCCAGCAGCTGTGGCGGCGACAGTCATTTCAAACCTGTGGTTTCTGATTATGACGATTGAGAATCTGTTACTCATGAAGGCGATGGGCTTCAAAGTAAAAGTCGCTGGGTTGGTCTTAATGTCCGACTTGTTATAAGGCAAAATTGTAATATCAAAATGCAACTAGGTGAATTTATGGCTATTAAAGGATTTGACCGAGAGACATTTAGTTCGACACTGCATTCTTTATTGAGCGCCAGTCAACCTATTGATGACCCGCAGCGCCTAAAAAGTCGCGACAGAGAAGTTGATGATTTGATTATGGCTTTGGAGGCTCCTGGTAGACATGCGTTTATTTATGGTGATAGAGGGGTAGGAAAATCATCGCTAGCACAAACGGTAGCGACTCTGGTTCAGTCATCTGATAACGCGCCAATCATCACAAGTTGTGATTCGAAATCGACGATGCTAGGCGTTATCCAAACCGTCATCGCGCAAGCTGAACAAAGTATTAGGGATGAAAGCAAAGAAAGTTCGATTTCTTTAAAACTGCCAATGTTTGAGTACAAGACCAATACCACTCGAAATGTTCAGTACACCCAAGTTAACGATATGCATTCGGCGGTCACTGCTCTTTGCCAATTATCCCAAAGCCACTCTGATAAACCAGTGGTTGTCATTGATGAATTTGACACAATCAGTTCGTTGGAAGAGCGGGAGCAGTTCAGCACTTTGCTGAAACATCTGGGGGACAGGAAAGCAAAGGTGAAATTGATTTTCACTGGGATAGGTGAATCTCTTAATGACCTACTTTGTGGACACGTTTCGAGTGCCAGACAGCTTCATCAGGAGAAGCTTTGTGTACTGCCTTGGGATGGCAGATACGACATTATTGAGAATGCGTTTGAGACGTTTAATATCAAACTACCTGATGACATTCAGTACAAAATTGCTGGACTAAGCGATGGCTTCCCCAGCTACGTGCATTTGATCTGCGAAAAGATACTTGTTGAGTGTTACCGACCTGATGAACTCATAGATACAGTTGATTTTCCTCTATTTCTACGAGCACTTAATGAGGCAGTCCGGTCTGTGGTAGAGACCTTGAGGCACGATTATGATAAAGCAACCCTGGGTAAGCCCGAGCATTTCTACCACATCTTATGGGCTATGGCAGATTCGGCAGATTTAATTCGAAACACTGAACACATAGTCCACTCCTACAGTGGTATCTGTGACCAACTTGAAATTGATGCACTTGAGACGAAGAAGTTCAAAACTGAATTTGCGAAGCTCAGAAAAGAGACTCACGGCAGCATCATTGTCCGAGGGCTCGGAGGGCGTCCTGGTTGGTTTCGCTTTAAAGAAAATATGGTTCGGGGGTTTGTTCGCATGTGTGCGGAATTGAATGAGGTTGAGTTGGACTTCGACCGCAATTTTACAGCTGGTGTACAAACAGCCAAAGCATCGCATAAGTCTCGTGTCTATCAGCCTTTAACGCCCACTGAAAGCAGGGTTGAACGATTGAGGAAAAACACAAGGGGCAAGTAGGGACTAGCTTTTTGGGCTGTTAGGCGGATTGAATTGGGAGGCACCTATGACAACAGGTAACCTTACTTTCGTGAAGACTAGAGGCCTGGTTCTGGCTCCGATGTCAGAGCAGGAAGAAGCATTCCTCAATTCCAAAAGAGTAGGGGCAGTACTGGAATTCCCCAAGCCCAAGGAAGTACGGAACCCGTTTTTCCACCGCAAGTTTTTTGCCCTGTTAAACCTCGGGTTTGATTACTGGGAGCCAACGGGTGGGACGCTGTCACCGACTGAGCGCAAACTGCTGGAAGGTTTCGCGCATTACCTGGGAGAGCAGGGCGGGAAGTTTGATGTGTTTGAGTCACTGGCTAACCACTACATGGATGCGGTGGCACTGCGGCGAGCCACATCACGGCAGAGAAATCTTTCGAGGCTTACCGGAAGTGGGTGGCGATTGAGGCGGGGTTCTTTGATGTTACAGTGCTGCCAAACGGCATTATCCGCAAGGAGGCCAAGAGCATTGCCTTTGCCAGTATGGATGACAGCGAGTTCAGGGAGCTGTACCAGGCGGCTTTCACCGTTATCTGGAACCATATTCTGTACCGTAACTTCCGGCACGAGTCGGAGGTGGATGCGGCAGTTAACCAATTGCTGGGGTTCGCATGAGTATTCCAAAGCAAAAGGCGTTCAGGTCTGCCCAATGGCGTGAAGCAGCCAAAGGGCAACCCTGCTCGTTGCAGATACCGGGTGTGTGTAACCACGACCCGGAGACGACAGTGCTGGCACACCTGCCCAGCCCAATGCATGGCATGGCTTACAAGTCAGACGACTGGTTTGCCGTAGACTGCTGTAGTGCCTGCCATGATGTGATTGATGGGCGGGTGCCGTTTGATTGGATGCCCGGTGAAAGGGAGCGATTTTGTCTTCAGGGATTATATGTGACCTGGAACCGGAGATTGGGAATGAGCTTTGGTTACTGATGCAGCCAAAAGAATGTTATTATCTATTGACCGCAGAAAGGCTCATATGTGTTAAACGTAGTGTTACTCTTCAATCAAAGGGATATTATCTAGCTCAAAATCAGGTGTATAGTAACCCACCAATACTTGAATGAGCTCTTTGGCTTCCATTATTACTTCGTGAGCAGTGTCAGAGTTGTCAAAGTGGCCACCATGGACAATCTGATTTCTACGCTTATTAACCTTTCCAATTTTGCTAGACAGAGCTCTAAAGCTCTCTTCTTGTGGCTTCCCTTTCACCGCTACCATTATGAGCTTTTGGTATTTACCTTGTATTCCATTAGCCCAAATCATCAAGTGGTTCACGAAAGGAGCGTCGATTCCTTTTTGATTTTCAAGTTCTTCACGAACAACTAGGTTTGCAGCAATTTCAGCTGCCGTAGCTGCCCGAACAACTGAGCTCGACCATTCTTTTCTTTGATATAAACCCGTTAACTTTTTCCAGTTACTTTGGATTTTTTCCAAATCATTACGATCTTCATATGCTTTACTTTTGTATGTCATTTTTCGTCTCTACATATAACGATTTGTTAAGGTGTGAGGCTCGAAATACCAAAGCCTCCGCATACCACCTTAATCACTTAAACCAACGCATGGTAAAAATGCCAAGCGCGCTAAATCACTCTTAAATTGCTTGTTAGAGCTAAAAGAACATCGAGCCCATATGTATGATACCTTTTATCTCTGTAGGTATATGGGATAGTTCCTCATTACTCCTACATAAACTGAGAAATTCACGATACAATTTTGTATTTGGTAGTAATACCATTATATCGGAAAGCTCAAAGTCAAAATCGTGTGGCACTCTCCACTCTCTTTCGTGAGTCCAGTCAATTACTGAGTCGTCGTTGGATAGGTCAAAATTTACTATTCGCCAATATTCAGATTCAGGTAAAATGTTTTTTGCTACACTTGTCTTTTCGTATATAACAGGTCTACCCCCTGCATTAAAAGCATCTGATTTGGTAACTTGTATTCCACAACCATAGTAACGAATTTTTGCGCTTGGGTTTTCTTTTCTATATTCTTGCTCTGTGTAAATATTTTGTGCTACAGAATATAGAGGTGCTTCTTGAAAACAAACCGCTGGTGTATTACCAACGATAAACCCAGATTCTGTAGTACTACCAATTAAACGCCTATCTTTTAAGATACTCAACAAGACTTCTAAAGTACTTTTACCACCTTTAGGACGCGTCAAATGGACTAAGCCACTGGTAATATCACTCCTTTTCGCAATTCTTTCTTTCCAATTTTCTATCGTATAAGCCATATATTTACCTTTAGCTCTAACGCCTGGTTCAGGTGCGCCGTAGGCGTCACCTGGAACCACTTGTTACATTTCACTACTGAAGATGTGAAAAATCACAATCTAAAATGATTCTTCTAAGTTTGTTGTTATCACCATTGCAGAAGCTCTTTAGCGCACAAAAGAGATTTGTGTCATCTAGCTCACCTCTAAAATAAGGCTCAAGGACCCTGATATATCTATCATCTCCGTGTGGATCATACTCATCATTTACAAACAATAGGTCTTGAGCTTTCAGGACTTGAAATATCTGATAACCATAATCTCCAAATGCTTGATCTACTTGGCTTGTGGGCATGACAATATTATTTTCATCTAAGCTCCCATAAAGATTACGGGCAAACTGACCTTGCCCAACTACATAGAATAGGTATTCTCTTTGGTGTTTGGTTAGGTTTGATAGTATTTGTGCAAGTGATTTGAGATCGTTCAACAACTGTTCTCTACATTCAGGTTCATCTTCTAGGCCTAAAAAAGAGATGAAAGCATCAGGCGTTGGTGCTGAATATGTTGCCATTAGTCCCGAAGGAAGAATGCTGTCAGATTGTTCAACCCTACTGACCAAATTTTCTGCTAAGTAGCTTTCTATATAGAAAATATCTCTATCATGCAGGACAGATATAGCTTTGTATAAGTCATTCAGATTTATAACTCTGGTATTAATGTCTCGATCTGTTAAAGAACATAGATCTTTATTTGAAATAATTAGGAATATCAATTTATCAAAGTCACGATCCAGTTGTTTTTCTTTAAACTTTGCAACTGTGTTCCTAAATTTTTGATTCGTAGATTCTGACGTAACCTGTATACACGTTCTAGAAGCGTAATCACCCAAATCTATAGCAGGGTAATTATCTTGAATTGCATTCATATCCCTAAGGCGTAGGTTGTAAGCGATATTTAAAACATCAATAAAAAGTCTTTCGGCACTCTTATTGATGTCATTGAATCCTGCTTTATTTTGAATGGTCACTACATTTGAAAAAGTTGCAAATCTTTCTGCTAATGCTTTTAGTGCATTTTCTCTTCTGATATCCATATGATTACTACTCAGTTGATTGTGAAATGTAACAATTTAATAGAAGGCACCGCGCACGTTTTTCTACCAGAACTCTGCCGTATAGTTCCGTTACAATGTAACGATACATCGGTTTTATTTCGTTATTTCAGTGGTATATCCACATACTCAAAATTGTCCTAGTCATGTTTTCGGGCGGGTGCCTGATAGTCTGCCGAAAATCTACTAAATGGTTTTCCTGTACGTATAACCACACATTTCAACCACGCTACCGCCCTTGGGTCATGACCCCAAAGCCAGATTCAGCAACGGTGTGATGGTTATATAAAACATGGTGGGTATTTTAAGCAGGCGAGAAGTGGCTTAACAGCAGAATGTCTAGAAATGTGAGGAGACTGATTACTCAATAAGCAATTGGAATATTAACTGGTCTATCAGTAAAATTGAGATATCCGTCCGGGTAATGAATGCGGCTCATGATATATTCAGGATGCGACATGAGTCTAATAAAGTGGTCGCATCTTGGGGCTATTTCTCCACATAAGGCAGGATGACTCCCAACACCCATCCTTCAAGGTTCAATTCCACTCCATCCCCAGTTCTAATAAACCAAAACAACAATGACACCTTTGCTTATGCTGCCAGATATCTACTGCCCCAAATGCCACCAGGATGAAGCGTTCCTGTTCGATACGTTCACCGGGCTTTGCTACTGCGAATGTGGTGAGGTTCTGTTGCTGTCGGATGAGGAGAGGGTGGGTTGATGGAGGCTTATGAGAAAGGATGCATGAATACCTCAATTTGTGGTGCGTAGCTTTTTCACGGTGTTCTCCTGTAACTAAAGGCAAAAAACTCCAGTTTAGACTGTCTCAGAATAGGGGAAATGGACACAACCTCCACAGGAAGTGGTTTTAAAGTCCCCTTGAAATGATATTCTTATAAGGGTGACAATCGCATCAATCCATATTTTTCACATTAATCATTTGAATAAGATCTATAAAACACACTAGACATATAACTAAATTAATACAATTGGACCTTTTATATGGATAGTGGAGCGTGGAGAAACTTCGCCCCCTGGTTTCTTACAATTACTTCGACTGTTGTAATGGTTGGTTTGGGTTACTTTCTAGTTTCCAATATTGAATGGTATAAGGATACTGCATTCAATACTGAAAATTCATTATTTTGCCTTGATAGTCAGAAGAATATCCTTGAAAGATTTCACTTGCATTCAAGTTTGATCAAGCGTTCTGTATCAATGTTTGCCGGTGTTGGAGTATTGCTTATTGGTTTGGGTGTGTCATTCTATACGATAGATAGAATGACTCATACTAAAATTAGTACTGGAGGATTGGCTTTTCAGCTGGCAACTGCTTCTCCGGGGATAGTTGCTTTGTTTATTGGAGCCGTTCTAATAATAACAACTCTTACAAGTAAAGATACTTTTCAACATAATATAAACCCTAATGGCTCGACGAGTACTTCAATCCAACACAAAGACCCACTCCCTAAAAATCCACCATAGTAGTGGTACACTGAAGAAGGCTGATTTTCAGAGGGAAGAGGAACAAGCTACGCCCTATGAAAACAACTTTGACCAAAGAGCAAAAGCACCGGTCTTTGCTACTGCGAATGTGGTGAGGTTGTGTTGCTGTCGGATGAGGAGAGGGTGGAGTTGATGGAGGCTTCGGCAAGTATTGAAACCTGTGTTACTTGAGACCGTGGCAGTTAGGCAATAAAGAGAGCCTGGGATAATCTGAATAAGCCAAACACAACCAGTATTGGACCAACGATTTTTAGAAGCTTTCGATTGCTGTTTACCCAGCGAATAGAATCGTCTTCAGATTTGCCTATTTTGAGCTTACCTGCGATAACCAGATAACACCAAACGCCACAGGCAAGAGAAATAATTCCATCCATCAATTCAAACATTTTGGCTCCTCAATATGCAGGTTATGTAGATATGATGGGAGCTTTCATCGGCTCCCTGATTACCTTGGCCCCAAATGGAAGAAACTTTCGTTAGTAGGATCAATTGTTGGATAGCCGTTTACACATCCCCTTGTTTTTACGTGAATAAATTGGTCTGCTGTGTAAGCAGCCATTGCAAGACTCAATATTTCCCTTATTGAAGGACTGGTTCCAGGAATCCAAATTTCTTTTTTATTACAACCAGGCTCATTTATCATCTGATCCAAATTAATGAATATGCCACCATGTCCCCAAGTTCCAACATACATTACCTTCGCGCGAGTGTTGTCACTTGCGAAAACTCCTGTGGATAAAAAAGCCATTAATACAAATGATAAGATATGCTTCATATTTCATTTCCCTTGAAAGCTAGTAAACAACCACAAAGAATTTCGAAGTGCGTTTTTCTTTCACTTCGATATAATAAAGCCAGTGTGAACAGCTACGTCGAGTACGTCTATCAACACTGTGTTTTATTTGCGGCACTTGGATAATTAGCACATTATCAAACTGCCGTTTTAAGGCTTAACTATTATCAAATCAATTTTTTCGCGGTCTTTAATGCAAGCTCCGCTTCCCTGGCCATGGACTTCTACAAATTTACCAGTTGCTGCTGCCATCAAAACCACCGACATAACAGACTTACCCTCAGCTGTTTTAGTTTCCACACCCCAAGCAGGTGTAGGACAACCAGGGCTTTGGTGAGTACCTGCTGTAAATAGCAATACGCCGTCGCTAGTAATTAACATGTCGCCAATTTTTCCAGTGCTACTTCCGGATAATGCTGGAAACGAAAGCACCGCTAAAGCAAAACCTGCCAATAATCGCTTCATTTTCATCCCTGACTATTACCACAATGATTTAATAGAAGGCATTGCGCCTGTTCTTGTACCCATTCCATGTCGCACAGCGTAAAAATATAGACAAGTTAGTGTAAGCGGTCACGCCAAGCCCGTCCATATGACTCAGGGTTAGCATTATGACGTGTGAAGGGTGTGGTTTATGGTTTGTTTGGTGCGAAATAGTTGGGAGTGTTGGGTTTAAGATACAGGACTTCGAACCTGCCCATTTCCTGTTTTTCGATTCCATCTGAGGGGGCTGACGTGAGTCCTCAGTCAATCGGCAGCATCAGTGCTTTTGTGGTGATGAGCAACACTTTCCAGCCTTTCAGCCAGCCATACCTTAATGATGGACTGTCGGGTAACACCAATCCTGTTTGCTTCTTTATCCAGTGACTCAAGCATCCATATAGGGAAGTCCACGTTCACACGCTTTTGTTTTTGCATGGGACGCTTCGCCTTGGAAAGGTCCAGATCGGCAATCAGGTCTTCGTCGTTTTCAAATTTTTCGTCAAATTCATGCGCTTTCATAAAGGGTAATCTCCGCTTTCCGGGAACGTCTGACTGAAATGATTCGAATGTTGGCCCCGCGGTAGGTGATGACGCCTGACCAGTGTTTACCGTCAAGCATGGCTATCACCAGGTAACGGGGTTCGTCCTGTGTTTTAGCTGGGATCTCAATCAAGTCAGGGTCATTCCAAAGCCCTTGGGCAGTGTGGAAATCGATGCGATTTCTACTGATTTTTTATCAACCGTGCTGTATTTAGGGTGTGCGTTGGTGCATTTCACTACCGAAGTAAAAGGTGTCTTACTAAAACATGGCGTTTGAAGATATGACTAGATGTATCTACCCATCGAACTTGCGAATTCGATAATGTCTTGCATAGTGTAGGTGCTTTAATAATTTTAACGGAGAAATCTTGGCTATTTAATAATCTTCAATGCTTTTTTTCTGATTTGTTCTGCAAACTTAAGCCCCTTTTTAAACCTTTCTTCCGCAGATTGGATATCTTGCTGATTGTCCCCTGCAACTAGTATGGATTCATACAACGTTTTATAAAGAATAGTTATATGTTTTTGATATGCTGCATTTATTGCTTTAAGTGTATGTTCATTACTCATGGTAGATTCTCAATCTTGTTTTCAGATAAAGATGTAATATGATTTGGTAATGTTAATATCACTTGAGGGGATTTAATTGTGTCATGCTTGATAAATTGATTAATATTTACAATTACTGTTCTCTGTGGGAAATAATAAGTGTCAATTATCTGTCTTAGTATTTTTCTCACAATGGAGGCAATTGTATTTATTTGCATTTTTCACGGAAACCATTTTGACAAACAAGACAACTGATACTAACCAGAGAGTTGGACATTAAAGCATTTTGGGATATTAGTAATATGGATGATGTAACATGGAAAAAATTTGCTCCTTGGTTTCTTACAATTGCTTCGACTGCTGTAATGGTTGGGTTGGGGTATTATTTAGTTTCTAATATTGAGTGGTTTAAAGATACTGCATTCAGTAGTAAACATTCAGTTTTTTCACTTAACAGTAAAGAATTGATACTACAGGGATTCTATATCCATTCAAGTCTGATAAAACGTTCCGTTTCCATGTTTGCAGGTGTGGGTGTATTGCTGATCGGTTTTGGCGTGTCATTCTATACGATTGATAGAATGACTAATGCTAATTTTAAAGCCGGAGGTTTGGGTTTTCAGCTAGCAACAGCATCACCTGGAATAGTTGCGATGTTTGTTGGTGCATCGCTGATTATTACTTCGGTGGTTAGTAAAGATAGTTTTAATAGTAAGATAACAGTGAACGAAGAAATAGAACATCGGAAAATACAAAATGGAGAACAGGATAAACCTCCAGCTAGATTAACAGACCCTTGTAAGACTAAAGGTGTATGCCCGAAACTGGAAAAAAGGAGTGGAGAGAATGTTAAGAATTAATATGAGGAAAGTATTCTATGTTGTTTCATTGCTATCGATACTGATAACTCTTAGGGCTTTTCCTTCAACGGAATCGATGAATAAAACGATTTTCTGTAATGAATTAGAACTATATATTCAACATGAATTTAATAAGTTAATACACATTGGAAAAACGGAGTCACTTTCCGCTTTGGTTCATTCTTTTTTGTATATTTGCTCGGAAAGTGAGTATGTTAATGATATAAAAGAGCAACTCGAAAATCATTATCCCGATTCGTCACTTTTCTATTCCTTCGCCGGGAATTTCTTGGGGGATAGTTGTGCTAGTTGTGCTAGTTGTGCTAGTTGTGCTAGTTGTGCTAATTATGCTGGAGGTTCAATTGATCCATTTTTCTCTGATGAGTTGTCAGGTGGAATGGTAGTGAAGCGAACTAAGATTTATGATTCATCTAGTGTACAGTATAGGATTCAGGATGATTTTAGCCTGTTTACAAGCGACGCTAGCACGCCGATAGATAATGTTTTCGTTTTTGGGGGAAGAAACACAACACCGCTGTGGGGGAATATAAAATGCAATCAGTCAAATAATATTAATGGTGTCATTAAAAATATCATTAATGATGAGCCGTACTCTGATTATTCGTTTCCAAGACAGTAAAGTATTTGTGAATTCTAATAAAAATCTATGCTAGAATTGTTTATGTAAGGATCTGTAATAATACAAGTAAATAATAAAGTTATACCATGAGCTACTATCTTGTTTTTGTCTGTGTGAATCATGGCTTGGTCTTTTAAAGTTAGAGATGTTTTTTGAATTGATAAATGCTAATGATCACCAAGCGGATTATTTTGGAATTTATATCATGGAAATCAAATCACAATTAACTCTCAATATGCTCTGCGGCTGGGCAAGGTGGTCAAAGGACACTGGCACCTATTTAGGATACCCGTCTAAAAGCTTATTCGCTATCTCTAGACACCATGATGACTGGGGTGTGACGGAAGACGAAGCCTTGACCGTAGACAGCATAGTGTCTGAGCTGAAAACCTGGGACAAGGAAACCCATACAGCTCTTATCGAGTATTTGTATTCCGGCTGTAATATCCGCCATGTGGCAAGAACGCTTAACTGCCACCACAGTAAAGCGACCGTTTTAGTTAACGGCGGAATATCCTGGGTGGACGGCATTTTGTATATGTCCATATACGGTTTCAGGTAGGCAGGAATTTAATTTCCCGGTTTTGGCGTTTCACTGTTTGACGCATGTGGCGCCACCCAAGTATGCTTTTTCCTATACAGTGAACATCGTGCGCCTCGGTTAATTCCGGGGCGTTTTTATATCAAAAGCCCGGCAGCCCAAAAGCGCCGGGTTTTGTTGTTTCTGGAGACCATGATGACCTTTGTTCTCGGAAACCGATCCCTTCAAACCCTTATAGGTGTCCACCCGGATTTGGTCCGTGTGGTAAAGCGGGCAATTGAACTAACGCCGGTGGATTTCACAGTACTGGAAGGTGTCCGCTTGCTGGTCAGGCAAAAGCACCTGGTTGCCATCGGTGCGTCAATCACCCTCGACAGCCGTCACCTGACGGGCCACGCCGTAGACCTTGGTGCCTGGGTGGACGGTGGTGTGGAATGGAGCTGGCCCCTTTACTTTAAGATTGCTGAAGCCATGCGTGATGCGGCGGATGAATTGGATGTCCCGTTAACCTGGGGCGGTTGCTGGCAGATGATTAATGGCGTGGACGATTTGTATGCCGCGCAGACTGCCTACATTGAACGCAAGAAAGCCCAGGGTAGGAAACCCCTGCTGGACGGTCCGCACTTTCACCTGCCACGCGCTTATTACCCTGTCACCCAGGAGGCAGCATGAGTATCTGGAATTTCCTCACTGGCCTCGTTAGCCCGGTTACTGAACTGGTGGATGAGCTCCATACCAGTGAAGAGGAACGCCTTAAGGTCAAAGCCAAGATGTTTGAGCTTCAGAACGCCATTGCTGTGAAGGTCATGGAGTATGAGGCAAGGCTGCTTGAAGCCAAGGCAAAAGTGATTACTGCCGAGGCGCAGGGGCAAAGCTGGCTCCAGCGTACCTGGCGACCGATTACCATGCTGACGTTCCTTGGGTTGGTGGTGGCGGATACCTTTGGTCTCACGCAATTCCGTCTGGCACCTGAAGCGTGGACGTTGTTGCAAATTGGTCTGGGTGGCTACGTAGTGGGGCGCTCAGCTGAAAAGGTCATCCCTAAAGTAACTGAAGTCATGAAGAAGGATTAAGCCTCAATGTCCAGCCAATGGCACATCGATAAAACCATCAGTGTGGGTCACCTTATCAGCACAGTAATTATTGCGATATCTGTGTTTTCCTGGGCATCGGCAGTAGACCGCCGTGTTGAGCAGAACGCCCAGGCAATTGCCTTTGTCAGGGAACAAATCAAACAGGAGCGGGTAAGGACAGACAATGCCCTGAGCGACTTGAAGACCAACCTTCGTGATATTAACAACAAGCTGGACAGGCTGATTGAGCAGCGTAATTAGTGTGCCAGCTTTACAGTAATATCCATACTGTATGTAAGGATTATGAGGGTGATTCCATAGCCTGTAATTAACGTGCCTCAAATGACCATTTTCTGAGGCAAGGGTATTAAGGATAGCTAGAATGGTTACTGCCTTTGAACCTAGATCGAAGGTGATTTGCGTTATCTCGATGTAACTTACGTGTTTTGCGTTTTTATCTTCCATTTGCCCGGCTTCATCGCCGGGTTTTTTGTACTGGTATGAAGTCACTTAAACCCCGCCCATTGGGGAAGACCCAAGACAGGGTGAAGAAAGCCAAGCCTGAGTCCAAACGCACCCGAGGCGATAAGTGGATGCGTATCCGAAAGTTTGTCCTGCTTGAAGAGCCGCTTTGCCGCCAGTGTCTGGCAGAGGGGAGAACAACACAAGCCAGGGAAGTGGATCACATCATCTCTCGAAGCGGGGGTACCGATGACCGGGCAAACCTTCAGGCACTGTGTAGGCAATGCCATAAACAGAAAACCGCATTTGATGCGGCAAAGAGAGCCGTGCGCAAGCTCCAGTCCGATACCTAAATTACACACCCTCAGACATAACCGATAGACCGGATACCAACGTTTGGTGTCCGGTGAATACCTGTGCCTGTCATTCACACTGTTGCTGTAGCAAAAGCCGGGGGCTGGTTGCTAAAGGAGGGGGGTAGGGAAAGTCATAGGCAACCGGGCTGTAACCACTCCGGTACCTCACGCAGAGATTTTTTTTCACTAAAAAAAGGGTTTTTGAGGGCATGAAAGAAAATAAAGGTCGACCAAGTTATGAGCCCAACGAAAAAGACCGGGGCTTTATCATTGCGATGGTCAGGGCGGGTGTTCGCCAGAAAGACATTGCGGATGTGGTTGGCATTTCCGTTCCTACCCTTAAAAAACACTACGGGGAAGAGCTGGCGACAGCATCCGTCGTTGCCGTTACCCAGGTAGCAGATACCCTGTTTAACTTAGCGGTTGGCAAGGCTGGGAAACCCAACCTCGCTGCCTGCATCTATTATCTGAAAACCCGTGGTGGATGGGTTGAAGCAGACAAGCAGCCATCCCTCGGTAAAAAAGAACGCCAGGCGGAAGAGGCTAAAGAAGAACAGGCAGCAGGCCCGTTTCAACCGCGTCCAACGCCTTTGAAGGCGGTGAAAGGTTAAACCATGCCGTGGACCACCGCCTGCCCGGACTGGAAGGAACGCATTGTCCGGCAGGGTTCACTGATTGCTTTCCCGCCTCTTTTCCCGGAGGAAGCCGAGGCCGCGATGGCGGTGTTTAACCGGCTGCGTATTGTGGATGCGCCGGGTATGCCTACGCTTGGGGAGTCCTCCCGCGACTGGCTGGTGGGCTTTGTCGAAGCCATCTTCGGCGCTTACGACCCAGATACCGGCAGGCGGCTTATCACCGAATTTTTCCTGCTGATCAGCAAAAAGAACAGTAAGTCCTCCAGTGCCGCCGCCATCATGATGACGGCGCTGACCCTGAACTGGCGGCGCTCAGCAGAATTCCTCATCCTGGCGCCAACCATTGAGGTCGCTAACAACTCCTTTGCCCCGGCGCGGGACATGGTCGCCGCGGATGAAAGCCTGCAAAAGATGTTCATCGTCCAGGATCACCTTCGCACCATCACCCACCGCAACACCGGGGCGGTGCTCAAGGTGGTGGCAGCAGATAACGAAACGGTCTCCGGTAAAAAAGCCACGGGTATCCTCGTTGATGAGCTGTGGCTGTTCGGCTCAAAAGCCAACGCAGAAAACATGCTGCGTGAGGCAACGGGCGGGCTGGCCTCAAGACCCGAGGGCTTTGTCATTTACCTCACCACCCAGTCGGACAAGCCGCCAGCAGGGGTGTTCAAATCCAAGCTTAATTACGCGCGGGAAGTGCGCGACGGCGCAGTCAGTGACAACCGCTTCCTCCCGGTCCTTTACGAGTTCCCTGATGAGATGCTGGCAGCCGGCGAGCACCTTAACACCGAAAACTTCTACGTCACCAACCCCAACCTGGGGCTGTCGGTGGACAACGAATTCCTGGAACGGGAGCTGGGCAAGGCGCAGCTTGCCGGGGAAGAGAGCCTTTTGGGTTTCCTTGCCAAGCACCTCAATGTCGAAATCGGCATGGCACTTCGCAACGACCGCTGGGTCGGGGCGGATTTCTGGGCGCCGTGTGGCGGCAGGCTGTCACTGACCGAGCTCCTTCGCCGCGCCGATGCGGTAACGGTGGGCATTGATGGCGGGGGACTGGATGACCTTTACGGGCTTGCCATCATGGGGCGTGATGCCCAGACCCAGGACTGGCTGGTGTGGACCCACGCCTGGGCACACCCGGTGGTCCTCGAGCGCCGCAAACAGGAGGCCCCGCGCTTTAAGGATTTTGAGAAGGACGGTGACCTCACCCTGGTGGGGAACGTCGGGGACGACCTGGCAGACATCGTCAGTTATGTGGTGATGGTGGCAGATTCCGGGCTGTTGGTCCAAATCGGGGTTGACCAGCATGGGCTGGGCTCAACGGTGGAGGCGCTGGTGGATGCCGGTATTGATGAAAACCTGCTTATCGGGGTGCCCCAGGGCTGGAAGATGATGAGTGCCATCAAAGCGGTGGAGCGGCGGCTGGCGGACAAAACCTTGCATCACAGCGGCAGCGCCATGATGGCCTGGTGTGTGGGGAATGCCCGCACCAAGCCGGTCGGCAATGCATCATGATCACCAAGCAGGAATCCGGTACCGCCAAAATCGACCCGCTGATGGCGGTGTTTGATGCTGCCGCCTGTATGGCGCAGAACCCGGAAGGGGCAGCCTTGCCCCAGG